TCTGACATTTTAAATTTACCAGTATTGAGGAATGTCGATGGAACCATCCATCCACTCCTCCTCCAAGGTCTCCCAATCTTTCCAAATGGGAATAGCCTCAAGTTGTGCACCTCGGCAAGCCAACTTGAGCTCGTTTTGAAATAACTCATATTTCTCTTTACCGTGAAAGAACATTTCTTTAACTGCACAATCAATGTTCATTTTAGTTGCTGCATGTTCATCATCATTTTTATGAACATAATGTACCATTTTCGTTATCGAGGCGTGTGCCAATGGGCATAACATTAAACCTGGTCCTTTCCTCTCTCCAAATGATCGTTTGAGAAAGGTCACACTTGAGGGATCTTTTAGGATAAATGTGGTTCCTTTTTTGTCAGCAGGCGTTATTTTCATTCCCAAGTCGTCCATCAATGGTTTTATGTTATTGCCATTAAACCATGGAGCATTTCGGGTTGCTTTAACTTGATCATCACCATACAACAATAGGGAATTACATTCCCTAAAAGAGTGTAGAGAATCTTTGGTAATGTCATGTTCCCTAGCCAAAATGAACCAACAATAAACCATCATCATGTCCTGAATTTCTGTATTGACTTCCGCAGTGATTGCACATCCACTTTTGTTGCCTCCAGACGTGGAGTATATCTTATCTCCAATTTGAACATGAGCATAGGCCAGTTGTTTCATCAATTTAATCCGAATATTTTTGTTTATGGGACCGTCTGCATACCATTCTGACACTCTTTCGGCATACATCAAGAACCAATCTAGGGATAAGGTTCGATCCCACTCAGCATAGTCGAAATCTTCCCAGTGAGTGGCTACACTTGCTAATTTTGTGTAAAGATGTTCCCAGTCGGTATATGGATTAATACCTACACAACTGGAAATATGTCCAGCCAATTTGTGTTGGATTCCAATACTTGCCCCAAAATATTCTCTCAATTTTAAATTAAATTCCATAGGCAGAACGATGAACGATCTAGTCTTGCCTGCTTTAATCTTGTCTTCAGGTCTCAACTC